ATCCGTCGGGCGAGTTGCCCGTCGTCGGTGTCGGACTCTGCCAGAAGGTACGCGATGTGATCCTGGGCCCGCTCTCGGGTGACGCCACGGATCTCAGGGAAGTGTGCGAGCTCCACGGCCCGCATCGCTCGGTCGCGGTACTCCTGCCGTCCCCGCTCGGGATCGTCCGGATTGAACCTGACGTTGGAGAGGTCGTAGATGTCCCTCTCCTTCAGGCTCACGCGCTCGGTCTTCGGCGCCTCCCACGCGGGCGTCACGCGCGCATCGGAGCCGGCCCTTTCCGCGATATGCTTCAGGTACTTCTCGCGCTTGTCGAGCTCGACCACGCGCTTGTCGATCTCCTCGTTGGTCTCCACGAGATCGGCGTATCGCTCGCGCGCCTCGTCGGGATAGGGCAAGCCGGCGTACTCGTTCTCGAGCGCCGTCAGCTCGGCCTTGACCTCCCCCTGCTTGTTCGTGAGCTCCTCGATCGATCGGAGCTCGTTCAGCTCTGCGACATCCATGACAGGAACTCCTCTCGTGTGCGGAACCTCCGCACCTCGACCTTGGGCTGAGGCTTTTCCTCGAGAGGCTTGTCCTCGGCGCCCTTGTGCAGGACTTCGTCGATCATCCGGGCGAGTTCGCCCGGACGCCTTCTCGCCAGCTCGGCCACCGTCTCCGTGGCCGGCCGGAACTCATCGGTGAGGGAGCGCACGCCAGCGGTGGCACCCACGTAGGCCGGGAAGGTCACCGGGCCCGCCTCGAACACCGAGGCCTTCACGATCGTCCGCTCCGGGAGACCCTCCGGGTTGTGATCGGAGACCTGCGGCTTATGCACGATCTCCTCATCGTCGACGCCGAATCGGAAGGACGCGCCGTAGGCTCCGGCCCGCAGACCGTCGACCACGAGCTGCGGCACTCCGGCGAACATGGGCGCCTCGGCCACGGCGACAGGCCCGTCCTCACGCGCCGCGACCGGATGACCGAGCAGCTTGTCGCCCAGGTCGGGGTCGCGGCCGTGGTTGAACGTGATCTTCGGCATCCGCTCGGCGAACGAGTCGACGAAGGCGCCCCGCGCGACTCGCTCCATGAATCGGCCCTCGAACCATGAGTCGATCTCGGTCCACTCATCGAATCGCGCGAAGTTCACGACGAGCGTCGGAGGCCGATCACCGTTCTCCTCGCGGAGCTCGAAGTTGGATGCCGACGGGGCGATCGCTCGATACAGATCGGCCCTCGGAAGCGCCGAGGCCTCCTGGGCCTGGATCGTTGTCATGTGCGCCTCCAGGTGTCGGCGGGCCTCTTCGCGGTTGGTGAGGCCCTGCGTCTGTCCGAATCGCTGCAACGCGGCCCGCACGCCGGCGGCGTTGGGAACGGGTGCCTTCGCCAGGTAGTGGTGAGGCAGCTTGTGGCTCGAGCGGAGCGCCGCATCACCGGAGGTCTTGCCCGCGCAGATCTTGTTGTAGTCCGCAGCCGAGGAGCACTGCGTCATCGCCTTGTTCCCGTCCCAAGTGCTGTTATCGACCGCGGCCCTCGTGGCCTGATCGACCATGCTTGCCTCCTTCACGTTGGCATTGAGCGCCGCCAGGTGCTTGAGCGCCGCGGCCTTCGTCGGGTGACATCCGCCGGGCACGACCTTGCCCGTGGCATCGAGCACCACCGCCCACCCCGAACAGCTCGGGTGGCTACTGTCCAGGTGCCACGGCAATGTCGGGCACCTTCCCGTTCCCGGCCGGCGGTTCCTTTGGTGCTTGGGCCTCGCCCGGCGCCTGGAGCTGCACCGAGACCAGGCCCGTGTGAGTGTCCTGGAGCAGCTTCAGGTCATCCGCCATGACCGCCTGCACGGCCGAGGAGGCAGGGAAGCCCTCCTTGACCAGCTTGGTGATCGTCTCTGCCCGGATGGCCTGGATCTCGGCAAGATCCTTCACGTCCTCTCTCAGGAACGGCACATCACGGTCGTCGTACCAAAGCCGCGCATTCCCCGGGACGCGCACGACCCGCTCGAAGGACCCGGCGATGTTTCGCCACAGCGGCCGAAGCGTCCCGTCGGCGGTCGAACGCCTCGCGGTCGCGTAGTTGCCCGCGTTCAGCGCCGAGCCCTGGAGCCCCTCCGACAGTCCGAGGACCACCGGGTGAATCCCCGCGGCGAGCGCGATGCGTGTCTCGCCGGCGCCCTGCGTGGCCTTGAACTCCATCTGCTGCGGCGTCGTCCCCGTGGGGAAGGGCTTGGCCCCCATGGTCAGGAACAGCGTCTTGTAGGCGTTGGCCACGCCCTTGTGAGCCTCGTTGAACTTGGCAATCCACTTGTCGAAGACATCCGGGTCGTCGATCCCCTCAAGGACCACCGTCTGCCCAATCGTCGCGCCGTTCTGGAAGAACTTCAGCTTGTGGATCGTGGCCGCCGTGTCGGCGTCGACGTCCACCAGGATCGAATGCACCCACGGCACACCACGATGCGGCGAGATCGGATCCGGATAGGGCGCGACGTGGGCCAGCCGGTCGGGGAGGAACGTCATCGGCTCAACGCCCGAGGCCATCCCACCGGGCCAATACAGATACCCAAGCACCTCGGCATCGGGATGCCAGGGGCTCGCATCGTCCACCCCGGGAACGCCCGAGACGATGGCCACCCAGTCGGGCCGGAGCCTCTTGAGCTGACCGCCGCGGAGAATCGTGAAGCTGTTCCCCGCCAGGTCGACATCGAGGATGACGCGCGACAGCAGGTCCCCAGTCGTCCATCCCGGCCGGGGCCGCTCGAGGATCCCCAAGTCCTGGTTCCCGAACAGCTCGCCCGGGCGGCCAGCGATCATCCGCTGGAACTGGAACCGAGCCTCCGAGCCGACCCGCATCCGAAACGCAATCGCCCCGAAGAGCACGCTGTTGCCCTTGTAGCCCTGCTCCGAGAAGCCGGTGAAGTTCGTCGCGATCCGCTCGTTTGACCCGAGCTGAGAGCCGCCGGCCATCTGGAAGGCGTAGGTGGTGCCCAGATAGCTGAAGTAGTCCACCCACTGCTGGAAGCCGATCTCGTCGGCCCGCTCCATGATCTGGGGCGTGCGGACCTCCGGCACCAGCAGTCGGCGGGCGAGATCCCTCAGGCCCATGCGAATGAGGGCTCGGGCCGGCGGCGCTGCCCGGCGTGCCACATGGCTCGGTCGAAGGCCATCACGGCCGCCACCGCAAGGTCGATCCGCCGCGGTGAGTCACGGTTCTCTTTGGTGATGTAGGCCCCATCTCGATGCTCCTTCACCACAGCGTTGTACAGGTGCCTCGAAAGCGCCGGGTCGCCGCTGTGACTCATCCCTTGAGCGCTCACGACGGCCGCGTAGAAACGCGCGCACGCCGGCGACATCCGCGAGGGCGAGTTCGTCGGGAACTCCACCACCGTCTCGCCGTACCGCTCCTCCCAGGCCTCGATCTCCGATGTCCACCGGAAGGGGTCACACGCCATCTCCCGGACCTTGTACGTCGTGAACGCGTGATCGACCGCCGCATCCACCTCTGCTCGGGGGACACGCCAGGAATCCGGGGCGCCGTCCGGCCGCTCCCAGTGACCCAGCACGAACAGGTGGCCCTCCAGCGTGCAGCCGATCAGTCCCGTCGAGTCCCGGTTGTACGAACCGTCGAAGCCGAGCACGATCGGCGCCTGCTCCGCTACGGTCACATCGGCTTCGAGCGGCTCCCACGATCCTGCCGGCAGCCAGCTCCCTTGAGGCCGGACGAACTGCCCGAGGTGATAGCGGCGGAACTCGTGCTCGGGGATCCGGTCGATCTCGTAGCGCGCCGCCACGCGTTCTACGTCGACCCAGGACGCCGGCGTAGCCTCGCGGATCGCCGCACGCAGCTCCTTCGGCTTGTCCAGATCCCACCGATTCGACGCCGAATAGCGCACGTACAGGAAGGTCGGATCATTGATTTCACCCGCCGCGACCCTCTCGCCATAGGCGACGAGGTTGCCGAGCAGCGAGTCCGGAGCCGCGTCGTCCGGCGTGGAGATGTTCAGCTCAAGTCCCTGTTCGCGCTTGGCGAGCGAGTTTCCGATGACCAGATGCACGCGCCGCTGCCGAGGAAGCCGCCACTCGTGGAGCTCGTCGGCGATGAACGCCGTCGGCAGGCCGCCCTCGTTCGTCGCCCCCACAGCCGCGACGCGGAACAGCCGACCGGGCTGGCCCTTCACCCCGATCTCTGTCTCAAAGGCGTCCAGGAACGGCGCCACGCCGCTCGCTCGGTGAGTGGCCATCGTGAAGGCGGCTTCGAACAGCCGATCCGTCTGTTCCCAGGACGCCGCGGCAATCGGGATGTTCGGTGAGAGCCGCCTCGTCGGTCTCCCCGCCGGGGTGACGCTCGAGGGTCCGGCGAGCTCGGCCAGCCCCACGCCACCGAGGAGCTCGGTCTTGCCCCATCCCTTCGGGCCGATCAACAGCGCGCGGCGCACGATCCGGCGCAGCGTCTCCGCATCGACCAGATACAGGCGCCGGAGTAGGAACCGCTGGAACGGATCCAGCAGGAACGGCAGGCCGTAGAAGTCCCCCTCGCCGTGGACGAGGTTGGCCTCGATCCAATCAGCGACGACGCTCCCCAGATCGATGAACCTTCCGCTCGGGGGCGGCGAGATCGCGGCCGGCGTCGGAGATTTCCATGAGGGGCGGCGCTTCGTCACGGTCGATCTCGCCATACAGATCCTCCAGGCTGCGGCGCGCCTGTGTGAGCTGGAGCCCGAGCGAGAGCCGCGCCCTCGGGTTGAGACCGAACCGGTCCTCGAGCGCACGGATCTCCGCATCCGTGGTCGCCAGGTACTTCGCCAGTGGGTGCAGCACGCGCTGTCCCTGCGAACCGATGTCCGTCGGGCCATCCGGGAGCCGACGGATGACTCGATAGGTCCGCTCCCGCTCGTCCTTCAGCTTGGCCAACCGTTCGAGAGCCTGGATATCGGTGTCGCCCTGAACCGCTTGTGCCACCTGAGACCGCCAGAACGCGAACCACCACGCCCGAGTGTCCCGAAGGAGCCCTATCGGGGGCTTCGGGACCTCGAGCTCACCGACGATCGCCAGCTCGGGCTTCTTCGGCTGGTTCCGCCTCAGCGGGCGCTGCTTCGGCGTCGGCCCGCGGGCACCCATCGAAAAAACCTCCAGGTCGTATCGCGTGGAAAACCCGTACGCGATGGAAGTCGAGGGGCAAGGTGAGCGAGCGATGATCTGAAATCCGTCGTCGACCCGCCCCCCTACCCCACCAGATCGTTCGCGCCTCGACGAGCGTTGCAACCTCGACAGAGCACCTGCAAAGGACCGGAGCGGCCACCGTGGATCTCCGCTACCACATGGTCAGCGGTCAGATCCTTGCTGAAGTGAGCAGGCTGCTGCCAGCCAGGACAGACGTAACCATGCTGGGCGATCCAGGCAGCGACGACACCAGCTCGTCGGGACTGCTCGGCCCGACCTCGAGGCGGCACTGTGTGCTCAGGGCATCGACTGCCGGAGCTTGGCGTGCCGCACACTCGGCATAGCTTCACCCCTATCTCCCCTCCACCCCGGCGAGTGCGGCCCGGCTACCTTCCAACGCCGCCGGCGTTCCGGAGTCACCCTCAAGAGTCCCGATGACCACCAAGTCACCCTCGAGAGCCCCTATGGTTACCGAGTCCCCCTCGAGAGTCCCGATGGTCACCGAGTCCGCCTCGGTGATATAGATCGCCGGTGGTGCGACACCCGCACTGCTGCCAGCGAACCGATGGGTTCGGCTCAGCCATGGATAGCGGACCGGACGACGCCGGATCAGCCGGGGCCGACGCTGCGGAGCGAGCGACCGAGCGGCTGCCTTGCTTGCCGCGAACCTAGGCCTCGGCCTGCCATATTGGTTGCGAGGTCCTCGGCGGTAGACGGGCGCACTCATCGGCGAAGAAGCACGTTACGTGCCGAGACTAGGGGGCGGACCAGCGATCGCCGACCTGAGCCGATACCGATGGATCGGTGTCGGCCTGTGGCCGCAATCTGTGGAGCCCTACGCTGAGCCAGTCGCTTGAGCGAGCGAGGGCGCTTGATGGCCAGGGAGACCGAGGGCGGGGCAACGCCAGCGGTTGTCCCAACCCACCGCTTGCCAGCCCGACCGTAGAACTGTCGCGGTCCACGACGGTGCAGGAGCTCGCTCATCGGCGCACCGTCGGATTCCGCACATGGTAGTTCGCAGGCAGCGAGAGTGAGGACCGCGCCGGCCTTGAGCCGATCGACAGCGCCCGCTGCTTCCGCAGATCACCGACCACTAGACGGCTCCGTAGGCGCCGAGAACGTGCCTTCCTGGGGCGCAAGGCAAGAGAGGTCGGGGCCGCGGCGGGCGGCACCCCGAAGGCGACGCGTCTCGAGGGGCCGTGACCGTAGAACGCCTTGTATCTGGGCCGGTAGTGCGGCATCAGCGCCTTTGAGCCATGTTTCGGCCCATCATCGGTGAGACCAGGCTTGAGCGTGCCGGCCGGGATCCGATCGACAGGGGTCGGCGGTGATTCAACTGGGCCACCCGGCAGGCGATCCGAGACCTGAAGCGTCGAGGCCGCACTCGGATACCTCGAACGAAGGACTTCGGCGGAACCGCCCCTGCCGCAGTCCCGATCCATCGTCGGTGAGACCCCGAGTTTGTCTGACGGGGCCTCTGCCCGTGTCTCATTTAGCCGAGTTCTTCGACGTAGCAGGTGCCGGAGAACATCGTCGAGGCTGAGGGGGCTTCCTCCAACCTGACGATGAGCTTGCCAGCGCCAGCGTTGTCCAGGCCCATCGGCAGACACTCGGGTGGCGGCACCCACAGCAAGCCGACCCGGGTGTTGAACGTCGAGGCATGGAGCAGGGTGTTCGTGCCAGTCGTCGTGGCGATCGTCGTATCCGTGACCCTGGCGGTGAACCCGGCAGTACTGTCACCGAAGTTGACCGCCGACGGCGTGGGGGCGGTCCCACCCGTACCGACGGTGATCGTGGCGCCCGTGAACCGGCGCACCGACCAGCGGATCATGTCCTCGTTCGCATCACCCGTCCGGTTCGTCTGGCCGATGTCCAGGGCCAGGATGCGGATCGGCTTGTCCGCCGCGGGGTCCAGGTCGAACAGGTCGGCCGTGGTCGTGATCGCCACGTTGTCGAACTGGACCGTGTAGATCCTTCCTTGCATCACTACCCCCTTGCTCTAGAGGACACACCCTGGCGGCTAATCGAGGATCGTGCTAACAACGAGGCTGCGGCACCAGCGCCGGGCTTCAAGGCCACCTCCACCATGCAGTCGATGAAGTTCACGTCCGGGGCATTGTCCGCAAGCCCGACCCGAACCTTGAGACCGTCGACCTTGGTCCGATCCCAGCCTCCACTCGGGGCGATCGCCATCCGCTTACGAAGAGTGACGGTCGTCCCCGGGTCCTCGGTCGAGTCGATCATGGAGATGGAGCCCGTAGTGAGCACCTCGGTGTTGTCCGAGAGCAGCAATCGCATTTCACCGAGGGAAGCACCGGTGGTGGCAGACTCGACGTGACAGCCATAGGTTTGAACTCCCACCGGGACGTCGGTGCCGGCAGGAAGATTCTCAAGCAGCAGCTCCATGTAGTTCGCCACCGTACCGAGCTCCTGGCGGATCACGTTGTCTGCCGTGTTCGCCAGTTGCAGCGGGCGGTGGTCGATGAACGAGAAGCCGTTGGTCGTGGTGTTGTCGAAGGCCGTGCCCACGAAGGAGTCAAAGTCTCCCGCCGTGGTGATGTTGTGCGTGCCGTCCGAGGATGGGATCAGCGAGACGACCGAGTGCGAGACGTAAGCGTCAATCTCCTCGTAGTCCCCGTCCGCCGTGGCGATCAGCCAATCGTCGGCGTAGAAGGTGACGGTGACGGCGTCGTCCGGGCCCAACTGAACCGCCGTGGTGTTCGCGGTCGCCTGTGCGTTCGTTGCGGTGGCCTGCGTGCCGTTGTCAATCTTGGCCCGAAACGAAGCGGTGCCCGTGCTGGTATCCAGCTCAGCCACGATGCGATACCAGACACCAGTCGACAGGGCCGATCCGACGTTGACCGCCGAACCTGTTCCCACGATGATGCTGAGCTGTCCCGAGGCATTGCAGCGCATGTAGGCGTTGCCACTCGCGTTGAGCAGACGCATGATCTTGACGGTTGCCCCGGGCAGGGCGGCGAAACGCAGGTAGAACGCCGACGTGACGAAGTTCGACGCTATGCCGCTGTACTGAACGCCATCCGAGGCACCCGCCGCCGAGACCTCAAGTGCGCGAAGACCGGTCCGCACCGGCGTGGTGACGATGGCCGGGGTACCAGAGATGCCACCATAAATCCCCGCTGCACCCGAAGCCGCATTGCCGTGCTCGAACCCATCACATCGGTGGAAGGTCGCCATTCACAGGATCTTCGTGTTGTTCAGGCAGACCACCCCGGTGATCTCGCAGCCCTCGATATTGAGCGGCCCATACTGGTTGTTCTGGA